CAAGGTTTATTATTTGTCACTTTATTAATTTCGTTTATATTTTTTTTTTTTATATTTATTTTTTTTTTTATTTTAGAAGTTTTTAATAAATGCATTAAAGTTTCATTATCTGTATTAGAATTTAATTCTGTATACATATGTTCAAATGAAATTGAATTTTCTGGAATAGACTTGTAAATAATGCCATCATAAGTTTTTATCTTATATGTTTGAACATTTTGTAAATTATTTTTTAAAGAGTTTATACCTATAATTTTACATTCAGTAGATTTATCATTTATCATTATCTTTACATTTGAACCAATATTTTTATTTAAAAAATGTTTATTTATTTGATAATATAGTATATGTAAAATATTAATAATTAATCTTGAATATTTATTGTATATTTCTATTCGATAAGAATTATGTTTATAATTTAATTGTTTTATTCTAAATTCTAATTCAATACTTTTTATATCTAAAGAATAGTTTTCAATAATTAATCTGTTTTCAATAAAATTTATTGAACTATTTTTTATATCTTCTTGATTTCCAAGATTATTAATTGTATGCCTAATATGTTCAAAAAGAATACCGGATTTTTTTTTATTACTATATTTTAGAATTTCGCTTGAAATATGATTAATTAAATTAAAATATTTAGTATCATCTTTAAATATGTCTATTTTGTCATTTTCTAAATTAAAATTATAAAAAAACTCATCATTTAGATCAGATACATTTTTTTTAAAATCTTCAATATTATTTGTAATTTTATAATTTTGAACTAATGTTCTTAAATTATTGGTATAATCGGGATGTGTAATATTATATAAATTATTAATATAATATTGTATTTTCGCAGCATATTCTAATTGATTTTCATAAAAATTATTTATTTTTTCATGATCAATTATATATTTATTTTTTAAAATATTTTTTGTATTAGATTCAGTATTAAATTTTTGAATTATTTCTTTTAAATCATCAATTTTTTTATCTTTAATTTCCTGCTTAATTATATCTTTAATTTGAAAGTCATATTGGTTAGATATTATATCAAGTTTAACTAATCCAAATTCTTCAGTATTTGAATTTTTATACACATCATAAATCATTTCAGCTCTTTTTTTGATATAATCTTGATCTTTAATTAATGGATATTTTTCATTTAATTTTTTTATGATTATGTCTATAATATTAGAATAAGAAGGTATTTCATCTAATAGTTTAGTAGCAAATTCATTATAAATGTCATTTATAATATAAACATCATATTCTTTAATATCTTTCCATATTCTTTTTTTTCCAAATAGATTTTGATTATCTGTAGTATATTCAGTAATAATAGTTAAATTTATAGTCTCAAGTTGTTTTTTAAGATATAATAAATAATCATTTGAATCGGGAAATAGTTTATTCTCAAAAATTGTTGTATTTGAATTAATATTCATATAATCTAATAGATTTCTATAATTAGTTCCGTCACTATTTAAATTATATTTTGTAAATTCAATATTACTATCAGTAACAGTATTTGAATTATATAAAAATTTATTAGCACTTTGAATGTTATTTAATAATTTATCTATTGTATCATCAGATTTAAAAAAATCAATATAATTATTATGAATTTTATTAGGACAACAATTTGATAAATAATTATTATTAGATGTATCTTGATTATCATTAATTTTATGATTTAAAAGTAATATTAATTTTTCACTATACTGTATAGATAGATCAATTATAGTTTTTTTTATTTTTGATAATCTTATAGTATATAAATCAGTCTCTGAAGCTTTTTTAGTGTCTTTAGCTTTTTGAAATAATTTTTGAGTATCTTTATATTCATCTAAATAAAATTCAATATCTTGTATGTCATCATCTTGATAATTAAAATTGTTTACATTTAATGTTGGTTTAAATTCTGTCCATTCATTTTCTTTTTCACTTATATCTTTTAATGTTTCTTTTTTATTTAAAATATATTTATTAAAATTTTCTTCCATTTCTTTAATATTATTTTGTATACTAATATTTTTATAAACTATATCCCAACCATTAGTCTTAAACTGATCAAAAACTTTTGGATTTCTTGATATTCTTTCTCTAAGAGTTTCCCAACAAATTAATTTAAATTTATCTTTTTCTGTTATGCCTTTATTTTGTGATATTACAGTTTTTTTTATAAACTCATTTGTAATATTTAATAAATAGTCAATAGATAATTCTGGATTTTTACTATCAAAACCAAAAAATCTTATTTTAGCCAATTTTTCCATACCAATTCCTTTAACATCATATTTAGGAATACTATAAAATATTATATTTAATAAATAAACTAAAATAATAGATAAATTAATACTTGATAAATAAAATTTATAATTAGGAATAATGTCAGATTTCAAATATAAACAAAACCATAATGAATTAAACTGTTGTTCTGTTAAATCTTTAATTGAATCATCCCATTTTTTTAGTTGATGAATAGATTTTTTTTTTTTTTTTCCTTCTCTAGAAAGTATTTGTTGTAACGGGCCAATTTTAGAGATATTTTTATCTATAAAATCTATATCAATATTACCAAAATCTTTTTTAAAATAATCGTAATCAAAATTATTAAATTCTAATTTCATTTTTCTCATAAATTCTTCATTATTATCAGATTCTATATAATCATTCAAACTTTGATAAAATTTTTTTATAACAATATTAGAATTTTTAACAATAAATTCAATATCTTCATTTTTTAATTTTAATCTAATAGTTCTAGTGTATTGATTCAATACATTTAATATTTCTTGCTTTTCAAAGTCATCATATTCAACATATTCAATTTCATTGAATTCATTATTTTTTTCTCTAAATTTCAATGTTTTTTCGCCAACAAATCCTTCAAAATCACTTAATGTGATATAATCAATAGTTTCCCCACAATAATTGCATATATATCTATTATTTATTATTCCACCTTTAAACTCATCACTAGTATTAGTGCAATATTTCATTTTTATATTTTCTAGAATTTTTTCACGTATATTATTTTTTTTCCAAGCTATATCAACCACATCATAATAATGTACACAACACATTTTTTCATCAACAAGAGGCAAATCCCAATAAAAGAAATTTTTATTAATTTTAATATTACTACTTGATTGTGTTTTTAAAGTTCCATAAGTTTCTATAATTTTTTTAATGGTTTCTAATCTTATATCGGTATCTGTTATATATAATGCATCTTTCCATATTTTCAAATATTTATAAGGAAGTTTATTAGTATTATCATTATTTTTTTTTTTAAAAGTATTATTTTTTATATATTTTTTATTTTCTATAATTTTATTTCTATTATAAATTTCATTATCAATATATGATTTTATTTCGTGTATATTTTCTGTTAAAATGTTTTCAGCAAGTAATGTATTTTTAAACAAAGATATTTCTGATTTAAGTTTGTTAGCTTTATATATAAAACTTAAAAATTTTTTTGGTATAGAAATATTATTAGGATATATGTTATAATTAGAATGAATATTTAAATCTATATCAGTTATATTTAATCCTAATTTTTTGAGAATTTGTTCTGGTTCTTGTTCTATTTTTGATTCTTGTTTTTGATCTTGTTTTTGTTCTTGTTCTTGTTCTTGTTCTTGTTTTTGACCTTGTTGTTGTTTTAGGTCTTGTTCTTGTTCTTGTTCTTGTTTTTGACCTTGTTTTTGTTCTTGTGGAACTTCATCTATATTTTGATTATATAATTCATCAAAATTATGTTCAAAAATATATTTTAAAAATTCTTTATTTAAAGTGCATCCTTGTTGATTTATAATGTCTTTTTTATCTAAAGGTATCCATGTATTTTTAATATATTTATATAAAATTCTTTCAGTTGCAGTATATAACAATGCAAAATCATTATTTTCAATTTTTCTTTTTTGATCTTTAACTTCTTTGTAAAAATTTTCTTTAATATTTTTAATTTTTTTTTTTATTTCCGTATCGCTATTAAATATATATTTATATATTAATAATTCTGTGAGTTTATCGTCTGAAAGTGTTGATATATGAATGGAATCATCGATATTAAAATAAATTTTAACATCTTTTATATCAGATTTAGTGGTATCAAATATAGAATCATAATATAAATTGTTTGAAATTTTATTATCATTAATAATATGATCATAGTTTTTATAAACTTTACCTATTTCATAATTTTCACATTTTGTATGCAAAAAATTATAAATAGTTTTTTGTGAATTAAAATTATTAATCAATATTTTATATTGTTTAGTTTTTTCATTAATTAAAGTTTCATCTATTCTATACTTATTTTTATCAGTTTCATTTAATTTTTCCCATTGAACTATATCTACTTGTGTATTATTTAGATAGTTTTGTTTAGATAATACAGATAATTGATTTTTAATTACATTTAAATTATTAAGTTTATTTAAATAAGATATAAATTCATAAATTAATTTTCCATTATCAAAAGATTTTTTTAAATTAAAAATCAAATTAATAATAGTTAAATCGTTATATGATAAATTATTTTTATTAATAAAATTATTTAAAAATAAAGAATTATAATTATCAATGTTATATATTTTAAATATATTATTTATTAAAGAATGTTGTTCGTATGAGATATTATCTTTATAATTAATAATATTTTTGTATAGTAAATTATTATAATATTCAATATTATATTTGTATTTTAGAATAACATGTTCAATAATAATTATTAAAATATTTTCATAATCATTATCTATAATTATATCTTGTTTAAAATAATCTTTGTAAATATTTAATAAATCATTATATGTGTATATTTCTTTAAAAGTTTCTTTTACTTTATAAAAAATTTTATTTATTAAATTTTTTAAATATTCTTTTTCGTTAATTAATATATTAGAATAAATATCATTTTTTTCTATTAATTTTTTATTTCTAATAATTAAATTCAATAAAGATTTAGCTTTTTCATTATTATTTTTAAAATATTTTTTTTGAAATTTTAAATGTTTAAAATATCTATTGTGTTTTGAAATTGTATTTTGTAGTAAAATTTTTATATTAATAGATTGAATTTGTTTTTTATTAAAGTTATAAATAGACAAGTCATATTTAGATAAAATTTTATCAAATTCGTTAAAATTTTCACATTCTTTAATGTTAGGTTCAATAAATTTAAATATATCAATAGGATTAGGAATAATTTTATTTAAATAATAAGTTAATTTTTTTTTATTAAATTGAATGTCTTTAATGTTTTCAATATTAGTATCAAAATAAACAAAATTATTTTTAGAATAATCTAAAAAGTTAGCATTATTTATATTTTGATACATAGTATAATTTTTTAATAAAGATTTATCATTAGTGTAATTAATATTAAATTGATTAATATTAATTTGATCTACTAAATTATATCCAATATTTTTATTTTGATTAAATTTAATAATATTATTACTACCATGAGATTCAATTTTAACATTTGTTTCATTATTTATTGAATAATTATTAATAAATTGAGGTTGAAAATCATTAATAGATTTAATTAAAATACCACTTATATTAAGTATTTCGCCTTCGGTATGAAGAATTTTAGAAGGAGGAATAACTATACTTTTATTATATTCTGATATATTATGATCTTTTTTATTTTTAGTAGTGCTATAAAATAATTCTGTAGTATTACCACTACCACTACATGTAATTATAGAAGATAGTTTAGTTTTTCGATCAGTAATTATTCTATTAGTGAAGTTATCTTTTAATGTATATATATTTCCATCGGCAATTCTAGATTGTAAATAATTATTTTTTTCAATATTAAAATCGCTTTTTTTTAATAATGTATTACAACGCATAGAAGCAGGAAATTTTAAACAGGATCTATATATAACTTGATTATTTTCTAATGGTTTAGATATATAATATGAGATCATATTTTTTGGTTTTTCAGAACCATGTTCAGTTAAGTCTAATTTATCTTGAAAATATGGTCTATTTAAATAAAAAAAATCTTGTTCAATACCATCAGATTTTTGTGTATATAAATAATTATTATTTTTATCGTAATTATTTTTTGTTATTTCGCCATCATGATATTCTTTTGAATGTTGTTCAAGTGCTTTAATTTCATCGTCATAATTAGAAAAATATAAATCAGGAAATCTAGTTTTATCAATTTTATCTAATTCTAAAATATTTTGTTTTTCCATATGAATTTTTTTTACATCTTTAACTAATGGTTTAATAATAAAATCAGAAAAATCATTATTTATAAAATTTTCAATTAGAGGTTTTTTATAAGAAAAATTAATTTTAGATCTTAATGAATGATCTAATATTTTTTCAGCTTTTTTTTCTAAAATAAATTCTTTTTCATGAATACTAATTTTATTATAAATATTTAAATTAATTAATTGTTCTGTAATACTATTTTTTTGTAAATCATAAGAATATGTTTTTTCATATTCTTTTTTTTCTCTGATAAGAGTTTCTTCACCTATAAAGCATGTATCATACAAATTTATATCTGAATGATCAATTATTGTTAAATTTCCTGTAGTATCTGCAGTATCTGACGCTATTCCTGTAGTATCTGGAGTATCTGACGCTACATCTAATTTTAAATCTTTATTTAGATCATCTCCAACGTCTTGTAGTAAATCTGATTCATTTTTTTTTTTTTTAATAGCATCATCAATTAATTTATTTAAATCTTCAACGTCTATTATTTGCATATTTTTTAAATTTTCTATGCTTTTTACTATTTTTAATTTTTTTTCATCTATTGTTTTAAATACTAAAATTTTACCAATAGCTAAAATACATGTAACTTTATCAACATTATTTTCATGTATTGAAGATATAATTTTAACACAATCTGCTGTTTTTATATTATCAAATTTTTGTAATAAATTAGAATAATCAATTTCTTGTTCAGTCATATTTAATATAAATTAAGAGATTATTTTTAATTAAAAAATACTTAAAACTTATTTATTTAATAATAAATAGTATATTATATGGCAACAATAAAAACATTTTTGATAGATAATAAAAATTTAGAGTTTGAATTAATAAAAGAAAAGTTATTAAATTTACAATTAACAATTAAAGAAAAAAATAACTTATTTATAATTAATTATAATAAAAAAGCAAAAGATAATAATATTAACAAAGAATTAATAAAAGAATGTAGAAGTATAATTTTTGATAAAGATAATTATAATATAATAATGTTAGGATTAATAGGTTCAATTGAATACAATGAATTTAAAGAAAAAATAGATTGGAATGATGTAGTAATTGAAGAATCTATTGATGGGACATTAATAAATTTATACTATTATAATGATATGTGGAATTTTAGCACAAAGAAAACAATAGATGGAAATTGTTATTGGAATACAGAAAAAACTTTTAAAGAATTATTTCTAGAAACAATTAAAAAATATAATTTTAATTTTAATATTTTAAATCAAAAATATTGTTATTCTTTTGTTTTATGTCATCCTGAAGCTAGAAATATTACTTTCTATAATGAATCTAAACTATATCATATTTCTACTAGAAATTTAGAAACACTTGATGAAATAGACGAAGATATTGGAATAATAAAACCTAATATACTAAAAATTAATGATTATAATATATTAGATAATAATTGTAATGATTATGATAAATTATTAGAAAATTTAAATGATTTAGATTATTCAAAAGAAGGTTATATGTTGTTTAGTAAAAATAGAAAACTTAGAACTAAGTTATTAGGAAAAAAACATTTAAATATTAAAGAATTAAAAGGAAATTATCCTTTAATGACTTTAAGAATATTAGAATTAAGAAAAGGAGATAATCTAAAGATGAATAAATTAATGAATTTATTTCCAGAATATATTGAATTAATAAAAAATATAGAAAAAAATATAGATTTATTAGCTAAAAATATATTAAATTATTATATTAAAACAAAAATTTATAAGGAATATATAGATATTCCATGTATTTTAAAAACACCTATTTACAAAATACATGAAATTTATATAAATAATAAAATAAAGAATGATCAAACAATAAATATAAATTTAATAATAATTATAAAATGGCTTAATAATTTAGATGCTAAATATTTATGTTATCTATTAAATAATATAGAAAAATAGATATTACTACCTAAAATATATTTGATTTAGATTTAATCATTTAATTTAATCTATTATTTTCAAAAAAAGCTTGATCATCCTTAATAACAAATGAAGGTAAAATTTGCTCACAAATTGGAATATTTTTAATTTCTTTTTTAATTTTATCTAAATCATTTAATATATAGTTAATAGTTTTAATAAATAACATTTTTACAATGTCTAATTTTAAAATTGAATTTTGAATTGTTTGGATAACATTAGGTTTAGTCTTGTATAATTGAGAATATAATTCATAATAAAATTTATATAAATTGTTATCTAAATTAGAATTTAATTTTAATTTTATTTCAATAGTTTGAGTTAAAGGATGTGGCATTCTATAACTGGAAAATACTATAAAATTGGATTCTATTGGGTTATTATTTTTGCAATATAAAATTTTAAAATAATCCGATAATAAATTACCTAATGTATGATTTTCGTTTTTAATCTCAATTATATATCCAAGTAAATCGTCATTTGATTCGAATATTTTCATTTTATTTTCATTAAATATAATATTTGATTCATCTATTATTATAGAATTAAGTATATCAAATAATTTTAATTCTAATATAATAAAAGAATCATATATTAAATTATTAGCTGGAAGAAATCCAATAGATTCAACAACAAATTTAAATTTATTTGCATCTCCATGAATATTTTTACAATAAACTCTTTGACTATCAAGAAAATCAAATGATTTTTTTAAGATCTGTTTTTCTAAATCAGTATATTTAGGAAGTTCTTTATCTTCTCTTTCTGTATTTTTATATTTTATTTTTTGTTCAAATACTTTGTTAACTTTATCTTCTTCATCTGTTATAAAACTATAAGACACTGTTCCTACTGGACAATATCTTGAATTTATATTTCCAGTTCCAAAATTAGGTTTAGCAATTAATTCTATTTCTTCACCATTATCAGGATTTAATACATTAGGTTTAAGTATATTTAATATAGGATAATCGTTTGTATAAGGATCGGTATTAAAAAATTTAATATTTTCTTTAGATATTTCATGGTTTTCATTTAATTCTAAATGTTCAGAAGTGACAGTTATTATTCGTTGAGCATCATCTGATTTTTGTTTAATATTTTTTATAGCTATTTTAAATTCAGGTATATTATTTGAATTAAAATTATATTGTCGAATACCTATAATATTATTAAATTTAGTAGATAATTGTAAAAATTTATTATTCATATCTATCGGGATAAGTGATAAACGATGTGCTAGAAATTCATTATGTATTCCTGAAGTATTTTTTTTTATATTAATAGAACGATAATTTTCACGATCATCCCATACATCATCAAAAGCAACAATAGGTATTTCAGAAAGTAAAATTCTTCTAATACTATTTGCTAGTGAAACAGGAACATTATGAAGTTCAAATTCTGTTTCTATATGTGTATTAATATTTTTAAAATTTTGAATATATTTATTTGAAAGCATTTATAAAATTTGATATTTTATATTATATAATATATCAAATTTTTTTAAATAATTAATTAATTAATTATATAAAATAAGTATAAAATTTATATAATTTATATCACTTAAAAATATAGAATGTCAAATAAACCAATATTATTTTATTCACCAAATTGTTCATATTGTAAAAATCTTTGGAGAGAATTAGAAAATAAAAATATACTTAATAATATTCATAAAATAAATGTGCATAAAAATGAAATTCCATCAAATATAAAAAGTGTTCCTGTATTATTTATACAAGGTCGTGGTAATTTAACTGGAGATGCTATTAAATTATTTTTTAATAGCTATATTCCTCCAGAAAAAAAAAATTTAAATATCGATAATAAATCTAATAAAGAATCTAATGAAGATAAAGATAATATTAAAGATTTTTTACCAGGAGAAATGGGTAATAATTGGTCAGATAATTATTCTTACATAGATAATATAGGACCTATTAACCATTCTTATTCTTTTTTATCTGATAATTCTAATATACCATTAACAAATAGTATAGAAATAGGAAAACAAGAAAAAAGTAAAACTGGAAAAAATGATGACATATCAAGAAGAATGGAAGAATTAAAAAGTTCAAGAGATAGAGAAATTCAACAAAATATAAGAATTTAATTAAATAAGTTTATTTGTGTTAATAATTATATATTAATAATATAATGTCTATATTGTCAGCTTTTAATGAACAATTATTTAATTTAAGCAAAAATTTATCAGAATTATATTCAAATGATCCCGATTTAGAATTATCAAAAAATACAATTCTTATTTTAAAAAATAATAATCCACGAAAATTGCAAGTTGCTTTCAATACTTATATTTATAAGTTCAAAAAATGTATAATGGATAAAGATGAAACGTTCTTACTAAATAATAATTTTATAAAAGATAATATAGAAAATAATATAGATAATAATATAGATTATGCTGAAAAAATAATGAATAATTTAAAAAAATATTGGATTTATATGGATGAAAATAGTAAAGAAAATATTTGGAAATACTTTCAAGTATTGATTGTTCTTAATGAAAAATGTTTAGAAGAGCAACAAAAATGTGCTACAACAATTAATTATAATCTTTAAATTATTTTATAAGTATTATCCATAATAATACTATTTTAAATGGGCGTGATGTGCTTCCTATTATATAAAATTTATATTATATTGTATTAAATTATTCTGATTACTAAATTGCGTATTATTTTATCTAATTTTTTATAAACTATATATAATGAAATATTTAGAAAATTTTAATAAAAATTTAGAAGAATTTTTGAATAATATATGTGAAATGAATTATAATTTAGATGAAAATTTTATATTTCCATTAACTGGTGATAAATATATATCAGAATTTATAAATAATTGTATAGATAAAGGATTTGATATATCTACTAAAAATGAAATTATATTTTCGGAAAATAGTAAAATAATAAATGGAATAAATTTTAATAAATTATGGAATGATGATTCTATAGAAGATGATCAAAAAAATATAATTTGGAAATATTTACATATTTTATATATTAATTCATATTCATATGAACATAATTTAAATGTAAAAAGTATATTAAATAAATATAAAGATTATGAATTAGATTCAGAAAAATTGGATGAAAGAACAAAAACAGTATTAAATATTATAGAATTTATGAAACAAAATATAGATGAAAATACAGAAATAGATAATATTGATTTAGATGAAAATAACTGTGATAATTCAAATTTTTCAAATATATTGAATCAATCATCAGAAATAAATAATTTATTAGATAGTGAGATTGGAAATTTAGCTAAAGAAATTGTTAAAGATTTAGATCCTTCAAGCATTAATTTAGATAATCCTGATCAATTATTAAAAGGTTTAATGAGTGGTAATTTAGAAGGTGTTGAAAATACTGGTTTAAAAGATCTAATAGGAACAGTTGTTAACAAATTGGAAAATAAAATGACGAGTGGTGATATTAACGAAGAAAAATTATTAAATGAAGCCAACAAAATGATGGGAAAATTTGGATTATCAAAGGATATGTTTGAAAATAATGATTTAGATAATGTTGATTTATCAAATATAAATGATAATATGAATAATATTTTTAAAGATATAAACGAAAATTCAGATTTTTCTAGTTTTTTAAAAAATATGAATAATTCTTCAAAAATTAACAACAAACAAGATAATAAAGATAATTTACAAAAACGAAGAGATTATTTAAAAAAAAAATTAGAAAAAAAAAAAAAATTAATAGAAGAAAAAAAATTTAAAGAAGAAAA